AGACCTATGGTGTTAATATTTTTAGTTGTATGTACCGTTTTAATGATATTTATAGATGCGGGATCTATTAGTTTTGAGGTGGAAGAAAAATGGACTGATCTTTTACAATTAGTTTTAATAACAGTAATTGGAGCTTACTTTGGAGGCAGGTCATTTGAAAAAATAAAAAAGTAAAATACATTCCATAAGTTTTCTTATCTTTGTAAAAATTAATTACAATCTAAATTTATTAAAATGAAAAAAATTGAAGAAAAAGAATTATTGAATTTACAAACTTTAAATGGTGAGTTTAATAAACTAAAAACACAACTGGGTGATTTATCTCTACAAAAGCATGGAATATGTTTACGAGTAGAAGAATTAAAGAATGATTTCCAAACAGCGGAAAAAGCTTTGATAGATAAATACGGAGTTAACTCAGTTATTAATTTAGAAACAGGAGAAATAAAAGAAAAAGAAGAAGATGGCGAAAATAAGTAATACTACAGCGTATCCTAATATAACACCTACCGCTAATGATTTTGTTGTTTTAACTGATGTAAGTGACAATGATGAAACAAAAACTTGTACGTTAGAGTCAGTTGGTCAATATTTAGGAACATCTGTTGCTGAAGTTACTTTAACTCCATTTCAAATATTAAATTCACTTACTAATCCAGTTGAATTAGTTCCAGCTCAGGGAGCTAATAAATATATTATTCCTTTTGGATCTGTAATTATAAGAAACCTGGCAGATGATTCTGTGCCAGTTGCATATAATTTTGCAGGTAATATACCTCAACTATGGTATGGAAGTACAGCTTGGGCAGACATACCTTTTGCTATTTTTCAAACAACAGCTCCTTATACTGGGTACGCAATAATGAATCCTTCTGGAGCAGGAAATATTGCACCTAATAAACCTTTACAATTTAGAACTCCATTAGCAAATCCAACTCTGGGTAATAGTAATGTAGTAATAAATTTACAATATAGAATAGTAGAAATAGCATAGATATGGCAAAAATTGAAAACACTAAAGTTTACCCTACAGTCACACCAGCAATGGATGACTTACTTATTGCTACGGATGTAAGTAATAAAAATGAAACAGTTACATTTTTAGTAAGTGATTTAATAGGTGGTACTGGTGTTCTTCAAGGCTTGCAATCTGTATTAACTACAGGAAACACAGCTATTGAAGATATAAACCTTACCGGTAATATTACTGTTATTGGAACGGTAGCTCCTACTACTATTACAGCTTTAGGTTCTACAGGTAATGCAGGTCAAATACTAAGTTCTACAGCAACTGGGCTACAATGGATTAACAGCCCTTCAACATCTTGCTGTACTTGGAATGACTCTTTGATTTCAGGAAATATTGCTACTACTAAGCCTGTTGTAGATGGTGTATTATTCGATGTTATAAATGCAGGTGGAGGAGTTAATATTATTAACCCAGCTACCTTATCTAATAGTGGAATATCTAATTTTAGTGGTCAGGTAAATATAAATTCTACTATATTAAACTTTAACACTACTGGTCAGATTAATGATGGAGCAGGTGCTACAGGTGCAGCAGGGCAGTGGTTAACATCTACAGGGACAGGGTTAGCTTGGAGTAGTACTATTCCACCTTCTTCATGTTGTGATCTTCAAAGTACTTTAAATATTGGCTCCACATCTTTGAATCAAGGAATGTCTTTCACAGGCACAAGCAGTATTACAATGGCTGCAGGTGTGAGTATAGGATCATCAGGAGATAATGTGTTTAGTGGAACTAACACCTTTAACGGAGTAGTAGAAATTAATGACTGTTTAGAAGATTCACTTGGTACATGCGGTGTTGCTGGCCAGGTATTGATATCTACAGGTACTGCAGTTCAATGGTCAAACGGATCAGGCCTCGGGACTCAAGATTTACAAGGAGTTTTAGATACTGGTAATACTGCTACAGGAGCAAATGCAAGTATAACAATTTCTGGAACCATAGATCCTGGAAGTATAACTGATGGCTCAGGAAGCACAGGAGCAGCAGGACAAGTATTAAGTTGGAACGGGGCATCTCTTTCTTGGATAAATACAGCAACAGCTGGAGTAGCGGATATAGCTTTAACTCCTGCTTTATTTAATACAACCGCAGTTGTTGAGGGTGCTTTAATTAATAATGTAGCTGGAGGTACATCTACACTTACTTTATTAAAATATAGTGGTGGTTCAGATATAGGTATGGTTCCTGCAGGTGGTACCGCATCTACTTTCTTAAGAGGAGATGGAACGTGGGTTACACCTGGAGGGGGTGGTGGAGTAACATCTATTAGCTCAAGTTCTGTTCTTAATTCTGTGGGAGAATGTATAACTGTTAATGCTGCTGCAACTGGAGCAGTAACACTTAATGTATTTGAGTACGCAGGGGATACTAATATAGGATATGTACCAAGAGGTTCAAGTAATGATGCTACAAAATATTTAGATGGTACGGGAAACTGGACAGTTCCAGCGGGTGGTGGATCAGATACTAATTCATTTCTTTGGACAGAAACAGGAATTGTGCCTAAGTTTGTTACTTATACTGCTAACGAGCAAATGGCTATTAATCCTTTTTCGCCATCTGCAACTTTCGGGTATCAAACTACTCAATATACTGAATCACTTGGAAGTACAATCCCATTTACATTAAGTGCTGTGCAAAGATTTTCTTCATCAGTTTTTCAGTTGCCCTTAGATGATTGTTCTACATCTAAACCTAATCTAATATTATGTAGTATGGTAAGTACGCTTGTAGTTGATGAACAAGCGGGTGGAGGAACAGGTACGGGTTTCCCTGCATCTACTGATTTTGTGTTAAATGTTTGGAGGGTATCAGGTGGTCCTTGTTCAAGTGGAGATGTACATTTAGCAGGATTTTGTACAATTACTCCTTCAACAACAGGAGGTCTTCCTGGATGTTGTGCAGTTTATACTCCAGGCTCTCTTAGTAACAGAACATGGGCTCCAGGAGATTCAATGATGTTTACTTGGAGTGCGAATAATGCTAATACAGCAAGTTTTTACCTGATGTGGAGACAGCATCTCAGGTTTGAATTCTCAGCTTAAATATAAATTAAATTAAATGAAATGGACATTAGAAAAATATCAATCGGCTCAGACTATAAGTCTGGAGCAATGCACTACATAGTTGGCCAAGAAGTTTTAGGAGGATCACATATTATACACCTTATACAAGGATCAGAAAATTCATATAAAATTTGGATACAAAGAGGTGATGAGGTATATATGTGGAAAGAGTTTTTAAGTACACTTCCTATTTCACTTGAATACAACATTAACTTTTAATGAGGTCTCCATATAACTTTATTGTTACTCCTTTAAATAAAAGGAGGTATGATAATATAAAAGAAATTGGTGATACTCAATTTATTACCAGCACATCTCAAGAAGATCATGAGGCTTCTAATAGATTTGCTTCTGTAGTGTCATTACCTATAAACTATACTGGTCCTATAAAAGAAGGAGATACTTTATTAGTACATCATAATGTATTTAAGTTTTATTATGATATGAAGGGTAGGGAAAAAAGCGGAAGAAGTTTTTTAAAAGATAATTTATTTTTGATAGATAATGAGCAGTTTTTTTTATATAAACAAAATAACAAATGGATCGCTCATGGAAAATATTGTTTTGTAAAACCAGCACCTTTAAAAGATTCTTATATATTTAAAGGTGGAAATGAAGAACCTTTATTTGGTACTATCAAATATATTAACCAACAGTTATTAGATTTAGGTGTAAAGGAGGGGGATCAAATATCATTTACCCCTGATAGTGAATATCCTTTTACAGTAGATGATGAAAAGCTATATAGAATGTTTACTAATAATATAACAATGATTATATGATATATACAAAAGATAATTTTATTGATAAAGATCTTTTTAATATAGCGTGTAATTATTTAAAAAAAGGTGAGTTTATAAAACATAAGGCTGGTGAAAAGAATTTTTACATTCAAGAATCAATCAAAGCATTTGATGATTATGTATTAGCTAAATTAGGAGTTATAGAGGGTAGGCCTTTAGAAAATATATTAAGTTTTTTTAGAGTATCAACAAATGAGTTAGATAATACCTGGAGAATACATTCAGATTTAAATATAAATGGCCAGAGACCTGATAGGGCTGCTGTTCTTTATATGTCTCCGAGAGAGTTAGAAGAGCTGCATGGGACTGCTTTTTGGGAGCATGAGGTTTATGGAAAAGATTTACCCTCTCATATTACTGATGAAGATTATGATAATTTAATAAGAGTAGATTCTGAGAACTTAGATATGTGGAGGTTAGTTTCTGTTTCAGGCTATGAACAAAATAGATTAGTTTCTTATCCAGCAAATTATTTTCATAGTAAGTATCCAAATAAATCATGGAAAGAAGGACGAGAAGTATTTGTTATATTTTATAAATTTAAAAATTAAATCATGGGGGTACAAAAAAATGTTGGATTATTAAAAGCAAAAAACGAACAGCTAACAGAAAATTTAAAACTTCTTATTAAAGAAGAGCAACAAACAAGAGAGCTTGCTATAGGTTGTTTAGAGTTATTAAAGTTAATGCCAGGATATGAAAAAGCTTTAGAACAATTACAAAAAAATAATAAAGATGGACATAAGGGAGCTTAAGTCAAATATTATAGAGGCAGGAGAGAAGGCTGTAAAGCAACTAATTAAAGTAGCTAAAGAGGATATTATTAAATATGATAAAGATGATGAGTTGGCAGCTGATAGGTTAAAGAACGCAGCTGCTACTAAAAAATTATGTATTATGGATGCGTTTGAAATATTAAAACGTATAGAAGAAGAGAAAGCTTTATTAGATGGTAATGTAATAGAAAAGAAAAATAATATACCTAAAGGATTTGCAGAGTCAAGATCAAAATAAATTATATAGAGAATTAAATAAGTTTATTCCAAACTCTGTTATTGCAAATAAAAACAGAGCACGAAGCTGGTTATATGGTTATAATGAGAAGTATGATGTTGTTGTAATATCAAGAACAGGCCAGATAGAAAGTGTTATTGATATTAATGGATTAAAGATAGCATTACCAAAACCTACTAAAAATATATATAAAAGATCTAAAGATAAAAAAGATCAATACTGGGAGTCGTCCCCTATACCTAAAGAATTAGGTAGAATGAAATCTATATTTCAGTGGCACAATACTCCAGAGAACTTTAAATCACAGTGGGTAGATTATATAGAAGAAGAGTTTGATAGAAGAGAGCAGGGTTACTGGTTTATGAATAACGGGATTCCTACCTATATAACAGGAACTCACTACATGTATTTACAGTGGACAAAAATAGATGTCGGTAATCCTGACTTTAGAGAGGCTAATAGAATATTTTATATATTCTGGGAAGCTTGTAAGGCTGATAAGAGAAGTTTTGGAATGTGTTATTTAAAAATTAGACGTTCAGGATTTTCATTTATGAGTTCTTGTGAGGGAGTTAATCAAGCAACTATTACAAAAGACTCAAGAATAGGAATACTTTCTAAAACAGGATCCGATGCTAAGAAAATGTTTACCGATAAAGTAGTTCCTATATCTAATAATTATCCGTTCTTTTTTAAGCCGATACAAGATGGTATGGATAAACCTAAAACAGAATTAGCATATAGAGTCCCAGCATCTAAGATCACAAAAAAGAATATGCACGCTTTAGCTGATGAAGAGTTAGAAGGATTAGATACAACTATTGACTGGAAAAATACAGGAGATAATAGTTATGATGGTGAGAAACTACAATTGTTATTACATGATGAAAGTGGTAAATGGGAAAAGCCTGATAACATCTTGAATAACTGGCGGGTAACTAAAACTTGTTTACGATTAGGTAGTAAGATTATTGGTAAATGTATGATGGGATCTACATCTAATGCTTTAGATAAAGGAGGAAGAAATTTTAAGGCTTTGTATGAGGACTCTATGCCTTCTAAAAGAAATGCTAATGGTCAAACAAAGTCAGGATTATATTGTTTGTTTGTACCTATGGAGTGGAACTTTGAGGGATATATAGATAGATATGGTATGCCTGTTTTTAAAACACCAATCAAACCAATTGTAGGTATAGATGGAGAGGATATAAAAATAGGAGCTATTGATTATTGGGAAAATGAAGTTAACTCTTTAACACAAGATCCAGACGCTTTAAATGAATTTTATAGGCAATTTCCAAGAAGCGAGTCTCATGCTTTTAGAGATGAAAGTAAACAATCTATATTTAATCTAACAAAGATATATCAACAAATAGATTACAATGATTCATTAATAACTGATCATCATTTAACAAGAGGATCTTTTTCGTGGAAGAACGGTATTAAAGACACTGAAGTTATATGGAGTCCTAATAATAGAGGTAGATTTTTAGTTAGCTGGACACCCCCTCCACATTTACAAAATAATATAGTAACAAGTAGAGGTATGAAAAAGCCTGGTAATGAACACATTGGCTCCTTTGGTTGTGACTCTTATGATATATCTGGAGTGGTAGTAGGGAAGGGATCTAATGGAGCTTTGCATGGACTAACTAAGTTTAGTATGGAAGATGCTCCTGCTAATGAGTTCTTTTTAGAATATATTGCTCGACCACAAACTGCTGAGATATTTTTTGAAGAAGTTTTAATGGCTTGTATTTTTTATGGTATGCCTATACTTTGTGAAAATAATAAACCTCGTTTATTATATCATTTTAAAAATAGAGGATATAGAGGATTTTCATTAAACAGGCCAGATAAAACTTATAATAAATTATCTAAAACAGAAAGAGAATTAGGGGGAATTCCTAATACTTCTGAAGATGTAAAACAGTCACACGCTTCAGCTATAGAGTCTTATATAGAAAAATATGTAGGAATAGATTTTAATGGAGAATATAGGGATGCGGGAGATATGGGGACTATGTATTTTGGTAAAACATTAGAGGACTGGGCAAAGTTTGATATTAGTAACAGAACTAAGTTTGATGCAG